CATACTATAAAGATGAAAATGGGAACAAAGTCAATATTCCTCTTTCTATGACTACAGTAATGGAGGAGAAAAATGAAGGAAATAAAGAAACATCAAATTAAATATATTCATACTTTAAAGCATAAAGCAGGCTTAAAAGATGAAGATTATAGACTACTTTTAAAAAGTAAATTTAATAAAAATTCTAGTAAGGATCTCAGTTATAATCAGGCTGAGATTCTTATAAAAATCTTAGATAGATTAATTAATGACTATGCAACAGAGAAGCAAAAAAACAAGTTAAATTCACTATATAGCAAAGTTTTCAAGGAAAAAGATAAAAAAGAATTTATTGAACATTATCTTGGAAAAGATAAAACAATGGATAATATGACAGTAAAAGAGTGTAGTAAATTAATTTATGTTCTGGAAGAGATACTTGAATGGCAAGAGAAAAGAAATAAAAGTGGAGGAAATAATGAATAAAAAGAATACTAAAAAATTTATAAAAAGAATGATAGATAATTATATAACAATTTTACCTTGTAAATTTACAGATGTAACTTTTGATAATGGAGAATTAGCAATGTTTACATCTAAAAAGCCTCTTGGTTTAGGGAAAAGTATAGTAGTAAAACAATTTATAAGAGGAAAAATAACTGGAAAAGTAAAATCTTTAAAAAGATTTAAAACTAATAAATATGGTGGTTGGACAATGCTTATTGCTGTTGAAAGTGTTGATAGAGATGATTGTTTAGAGTTAGAAGGAATATAAAATGTGGAAGTGTAAGATGTGTGGAGGAACTAAATTTGTAGCAACTATCATTGCAGAACAAGAAGGGGAATTTGATGAAAGTGGAGAATTTGAAGCTGAATTTGATACAGATATAAGTCAAATACTGGAAGTAAAATATTTTAATTGTTGTAAATGTGGTTCAGAATTTGATGATATTAAAGAAATAGCTGATTGGGAGGAAGATTAATGAAAGAAATTAATATAACAAAGCATGCTCTAATGAGATATGCTTCAAGAGTTTATAAATATCAAATTATCAATGACCGAACATTTGATATTTGGAAAAAAACAAATGAAGATAAAATAAAAAGATTAGAAACAGATTTAAAAGATGAATTTCAAGGAACTGAGTACATCTGTACAGCAGCTTATGATGCTCATAAAAAAGCAGAGTTTTACATCAATAAAGATAAAATGATGACTTATGTAGTAGTTGGTGAAAATATGGTAACTTGTTATCCAATAAATTATGATTTAAGTGATGAGGGAAATAAAGCTATTTTAAATGTATTACTGGATAATTTAAAAAGAGCTAGGATAGATGAGGATAATTTTGAAGATAAGTATTTTAAAGAAAGAGATGACTTAAATAGGGAACTTGGATTACTAAAAGTAGAAACTGAGTTATTAAATTCTAAAATAAAAACTTTGAAAGAAAAACAGATAAAAATTGAGGCAAGACAAAATGAAATAGCAGGAGAACAGGTAGAATTAAGAAATATTATAAGAGTTGCTGAGGAAAAGATTGTTAGAAGTAAATTAGCTTTATAGGAGCAAAAATGGAAAGTCAAGAAGTTTTGAAACTTATAAAAGAAGCAAAAAAAGGAAGTAATGAAGCAACTGAAAAGCTAATTGAAAAGTACTTGAACACTGTTAGAAAGATTAATTATAAGTGGGGTAACACAGATGATGGATTTCAGGAAGGGATACTTGGAATTTATCAAGCAATTAAAACTTATGATGAAAGCTATAATACGAAATTTATGACACATTTGTATTTTCATATAGAAGCAAAAATTAGGAGATTTATAGATAAAGAAAAATATAGGGTCCCTCAGTATATTATTGAATCCATAAAAAAAGGAGAAAGAGAAAGATTATACTTTTCAGAACTAGAAAATTTTGAGATTGAGGATGAAAACATAGAAATAGATAACTTAGAAAATAAAGTTCTTGTAGAAAAGTTATTAAAGTATTGTACAAAACAAGAAAGAACAGTAATAAAATATTTATTTTTTGAAGATTATTCAGGAGAAGAAGTAGCTAAAAAACTTGGAATATCAAGGCAGTGGGTACATAGTATAAAGCATAGAGCATTTGAAAAAATTAGAGAAAATATTAAAAGTCCTAGAAATTTCTAGGGCTTTTTTTGTATATGTTTTTGACAAAATTTAGTAAATATAATACAATATATATCATAAATTTTATTAGGAGGGACAAAATGAAAAAAATTTTGTATGGAGTTATTGGAGTAATAGTAGTTATAATTTTGTTTTCAATGTTTGGAGGAAATGATAGTTCAACATCTAACTCCAATTCAGAACCATCTAAAAAAGAAGAAACAAAAAAATACTTACAAGTAGGGGAAACAGGTAAAAGTGGTTATTTTGAAGTAACTATAAATTCAGTGGAAGTTGTAAATAGTAAAAAGATTGATGACTTTGAAAGTCTAAAAGCTGAAAAAGATTCTAAATATTTAATAATCAATATGACTTTTAAAAATGTTGATAAAGAAAGTAGAACAATCTTTGAAGGGTCTGTGTACATTGATTATAATGGTACTAAGTATGAATATGATCACACAGAAACATTCTTAGTAGATGGTTGGGGAGTTTTCTTTGATAAATTAAATCCTCTTACTTCTAAGACTACAAATATAGTTTATAAAATTCCTGCTGAAATAACAGGAGAAGCTGTATATAAAACTGGAAATGGAGTAGAATTTAATTTAGGTATTATAAAATAGTAATTTAATAAAATAGGTTTATTTAAAAGGTAAAAAGGGCAGTTCAACCTGTCCTTTTTATTTTTATAAAAATATTTATTGACAATATTACAATAAATATTGTAATATTGTTTAGGTGAAAGGAGAAGTATATGAGTGAGAAAACAATAAATTTTAAAACAGAGGAAGAATTGTACAAAAAAATTAAAATTAAAATTGCGAAAGAAGGAGTAACTTTAAAAAATTATGTAACAAAATTAATTGAAAAAGATTTGAAAGGAGGTGGTGAAGATGAAAGATAGAAATTATTTATCTAATCAATATCATGAAAATCGGGATTTCTTTTATAAAAATGGAAAAAAATATACTAAACTTGATGCTGAAATATGGGATAATATCAAGGACTTGGAAAGAATAGAAAAAGATTATCCATTAATAACTCATAAAAGAGCACAAGAACTTTTTGATGAATATAAAGATATTTTTGATGATAAAGATTAAAAAACTAATATATTGAAAAAAGGACTTTAATGTCCTTTTTTATTTTCTTTATGATACTTTTTATATTGTCAATTAAAATAAAATATGTTAATATAATTGAGAGGGATACTAAAAGGAGGAGAGAAAATGGCTAAGAAATATATAAGTGTAGCACAAGCATCTAATAGACTTAATGTTTCAATAGGTACAATATACAATTATTGTAAAATCGGGACATTAGGGTATAGATGTATAAAAATTTCTAAAAAATATACTTGGCAAATTGATTTGGAAAGTTTGGAATTACTTGAAAAAGATAGCTCATTTAAAAGCTCTCTTCAAGTTAAAAAAAGTTTACAATATAATCTATTTTAAAAGAGTTCAAAAGCTCTTTTTTTATGTTCAAAGTAGTGGTAATTTTTATTGGAATTTTATTAAAAAGTATATTAGTTAAAAATCAATTAAATACTAATAATTTCTTAATTTTAATAATGGTAAAAATTCTGAAAAAAACTCTAAAAAAAGTTTATTTTTTTTGAAAAAAGCATTGCATAAATCAAATAAGTATGGTATAATAAATACATAAGGAGGTGAAGAAATGAGTAAAAAGAAAAAAAATCAAAAGAAAGGAGGGAATAAAAAAGAGTTAATTGAACTAATAACAGCAATAATAGAGTTAATCATAGCAGTCCTAACGCTGATAATTCTATTAGTAAGTTATTTCAACTAACTCAAATATCAAGGAACTGGAGTAATCCAGTTTCTTGATTAAATTATATCAGATTTTACTCATAAAAACAATATGAAGAATACTCTTTTATTGATAGTTAACACATTATTACTAATAACTTACTTGCATTATTCTAAAAACAAAGTTTTCTTTATAATTATAATTTTAATTGATATAATTGTTATAATAAATTCAATCAAGAAAATAAAGAAATTAAAAAGAGGAAGATAATTATGGCATTAGGGGGAAAAAGAGAAGGAGCAGGGAGAAGAAAATTGGAAGAAGAAAAAAAGAAAGTAACAAAATCTTTTCGGATAACTCCAATACTTCTAGCAGAAATAGAAAAAAAATATCCTGAAAAACCTCTCTCTTGGATAATAGAACAGGCATTAATTGAATATATTAAAAAATAGAATATCAAAAAAAGGCACATCAAAAATGGTGTGTTTTTTTATTTATTGTAATTTTTATAATCTTTGCAAATTTTGCAACATTCACTCCTTAAAAAAGTTATAACAAGTATGGAAAGTAAAAAAGTTTAAAAGGAGTAGTAAAAATGGCAAGAATAAAGCTACCATTTGCATATTTTGGGAGCAAAGGAAGATTTTTTAAAGAGATAAAGCTAATATTTGAAGAAAATTATAGAAAGAATTTTATTGACTTATTTGCAGGGTCTATGGAAATTCCAATAAATTTTAAAAATGAATTTAAGGAATTAGATGTACTAGCAAATGTAAAAGATGAAAAAATTGAATGTTTTTTATCTGGAAATGTTGTTGATACATATAAGAAAGGACTTGAATATATAAAATGTGATTTAAAAATAAATGCTAGAAACTTGTATGAAAATGACAGAGCAGCATTTGAAGAAGTAAGTAAGAGATTTAAAAATATATTTTCTGAATGTTGTCCTTGTTGTGGGAAAAAAATAAGTACAAGGGAAAAACATGAAGTTTTTAATGAAAACGAAAAAAGAGTTTTAAGAAGTTTAATGGGATTTGGTGGAAATGGAACAACATTAACAAATGCTTTTTATTCAGAAGAAAAAATAAAAAAATTAGAACTTTATATAGGAGCATTAAAAGCTATAAAAATAACAACTGATTTATTTAATGAAAAATGGGAGTTTAAAGACAGTTTTATTTTTTTAGATCCTCCGTATATTCGCAAAACTAGTATAGGAGAGGAAGGCTTTATAGGCTATAACTATGCTGATGATAAAGGTGTGGACTGGACAATAAAAGATGATGCAAGACTTATAGAATTTATTAAAAGAAATCAAAATAAAAACAATGTATTTCTTGTGTTTGGAAGTGTAGATAATAATCTATCAAAGTTATTAAAAGAAAATTTTGAATGTAAATTTATTATAAAAGAATATAAAAAGCAAATGTTTGGGAAATTAGCAGAAAAAGCAGAGTATTTTTGCTTAATAAAATAAAAATATGGAGGTGTCTTTATGGACTTAGAGTTATTAAAAGCTAAAAAGCTATATGCTCAAGGAAATACAGCTCAAAAAATAGCTAGTGCTTTGAATAAGTCCCCAGGCACTATCTATCGTTGGATAAAAGAAAATAAGGAAGAATTTGAAGAAGCTAGAAAATTGGCTGGAATGACATTAGATGATGTAATTGATTTACTTGATGAAACTCATAAAAAAATATTAATAGAAATTTCTAAAAATCCTGAACAATTTAGAGATCCAAAAACTGCTGATGCTTTGGTTAAAGTTGCAAGTGTAGTAGAAAAAGTAACAGCAAGAAGTGAAAAGAAAAAAGAACAAGCTAAAAAAGAAGTTGAAGAAGAAAGAGGGGTGTTGATAGTTGATGACATCAAAGAAGAAGAGAAAGCAACTTAAAATATCAGACTTATTAACTCCTAGATTTTATCCACTTTATTCAGCTTGGAAAAGTAATAAATACACTCGTTTGGTTTGTAAAGGTGGAAGAGGTTCAGCGAAATCAACTAATATTGCCTTGATTTTAGTTTTTGATTTAATACAATATCCCATCAATACGATTTGTTTTAGAAAAGTAGGGGAAACACTTAGAAAATCAGTATATGAACAAATAAAATGGGCTATTAAATTTTTAGGAGTAGAGGAATATTTTGAGTATAAACTTAGTCCCCTTGAAATTATTTATAAAGAAAGAGGAAATAAATTTATTTTTATGGGAGTAGATGATCCACAAAAAAGTAAATCTATAAAAGAAGCTCAATTCCCTGTTGCTCGTTACTGGTTTGAAGAACTTGCAGAGTTTAAGAATGAAGATGAAGTTGAAACAGTTTTAAATTCAATTTTTAGAGGAAAGTTAGAAAAAGGACTTATTTATAAAGGTTTTTTTTCATACAATCCACCAAAAATGAAGCATAACTGGGTAAATAAAAAATATAATTATTCTTTCATAGAGAATAATGTATATGTACATCATTCAACTTATTTAGAAAATCCACATATATCAGAAGAGTTTATAAAAGAAGCTGAAGCAGTTAAAGCAAAAGATGAAACAAAATATAGACTTGTATATATGGGAGAACCAATAGGCAATGGACTTGTTCCATTTCCTAATTTGGAAATAAGAGAAATAGAAGCAACAGAAATTGCAGGACTTGAAAAATTTAGAAATGGAGTTGACTGGGGTTATGGAGTAGATCCACTTGCATTTGTTAGGTGGGGTTATGACAAAAAGAAGGGCATTATTTATGCACTAGATGAGTATTATGGAGTAGGTTTAAAAAATAGAAATCTAGCAAACTATATTCTTTCAAAAGGTTATGATGAGCTGGTTATGTGTGATAGTGCTGAACCCAAATCTATTGATGAATTAAAGGAATATGACATAAGTGCATGGGGAGCAAAAAAAGGTGCTGGAAGTGTTGAGTATGGAGAAAAATGGCTTTCTGATTTGGAAGCAATAGTAATAGATCCAAAAAGGACTCCAAATATATCAAGAGAATTTGAAATGATTGATTATGACACTGATCGTGAAGGGAATCCATTACCACGCTTATGTGATTCTAATAATCATACAATAGATGCAACAAGATACGCATTTTCTAATGATATGAAAAAAGGGAAGTGGGTATATGAGTATTAGAGAAATTTTTAAAAATTGGTTTTTCAAGGATTGTTCTGTAATGACTGGAGATGGGAAGAATTTTGAATCATCTGAATATATGTCAACAATATGGGAACAGCCAGGCTTTATGCTGCCAATTAAGAAAAAGATAAAGGCTTGTCAAAATATAGAAATGGGCATTTATACAGGAAAAGAAGACGGCAAGAAAAAAGTTGATAATCATATTTTAAATAAGATTTTTAGAATGATTAATCCAAATACATCATTCCAGGACTTTATAGATTATTTAATAGTTTGGTTAGAAGGTTCAAATAATGGAGTTTTATTAGAGCTTATAAAAGGGTTGCCCTCACTTGCTCCTGATTTATATATACACTCACCAAATAATTTTACAGTGTATTTTGAAGGTAGAAGGATAAGGGAAATAAGAATCCATAATCCAGCTAAAACAATAACTGGGGATGAATTAAAAAACTATATGTGGCTTAGTTCTCCAAACTATGACAACATAATTGATGGAGTTAGTGGAAATGGAATAGGACAAGGGAGAAGTAAGCATAATGCATTAGCAATATTTGGAGCTTATTTATTCAAGGCTTGGAAATGGAACTGGAGCTTGGCAAATAATCTAGGAAAACCAGGAGGAATACTTCAAACAGAAGGTGCTGTAGATAAGGAAGATAGAGAAGAAATAAGAAGCAAATATTCAGCTCATTATGCAGGAGCTGAGAATGCTGGGAGCCCTTTGGTACTTGGTTCTGGATTAAAGTACCAAGACACTTCAAAAGCACCAATAGATGCTGACTGGAGTACAGCAGAACAGAAAGCACATGAAAGAGCTGCCATTGCTGCTGATGTCCCAGTTGAATTAGTTGGTGGAGGAGATTCAACTTATCAAAATAGAAAACAAGCTAAAAAAGAACTATATAGAGAAGCAGTAATTCCATTTTTCAATAACTTGAAAAATTGGCTTAATTACTTATTAAGTGATTATTTAAAAAATGGTGAGTACATAGACTATGACTTATCTGGAGCGGACGAATTAAAAGATGATATAGCAGATATTATTCAAAAGTTGGAACCTCTTAAAAATAGAGTAACTATAAATGAATATAGAAGGATTATATCAGAACTTACTGATTTAAGTTTGGAGCAACTAAAAGGCGGGGATGTCTTACTTATAAATGGTGGAGATATGACACTCGAAGAAATTACAGAGCCAACAACAACAGAAGGTGAAAAGGCTGAGGATGTATGAAAAAGGAAGTTCAAAAAATAAAGGCAATTAAAGCACTAGAAAGAAGACTCAGTGCAAGGAATAAGAAAATTATAGAAAAAATATTCGTTGAACTAAGAGATAAAGTAATTGCAGATAATTCAAAATCTTATGATGTAAAAATGATAATAAATATTGATTATGAATGGCTTTTGAAAAAGTTTAAAAGTGGACTTGAAGTAATTTATCTATATACATTCGAGGAGACTTTTAAGGGCTTTCAAAACATCTACAAAAAAGTAATAAAACCTAAAACTATAAAAGGTATTAGAGATTATTTTTTAAAAAATTGGAATACA